GGCGTTCCATGCGTTAGGACCTTATCGGAAAAATGAGCGTCTACTTACGTACGGTGATGACAGTAAGAGCAAGAGCAGGCAAGAAGTTCGAAAGCTCACATGTTTTTCTGCCAAGAAGTGGTTTTTTGATTCGTTGGGTATGAAGGTGACTGATGCCCGGAAATCTGATGATCCTCCAGATTTCGTTCACGCCAACGAGACTGATTTTCTCAAGAGGAAGAACACTTACCATCCAAAGTTGCAGGCGTATCTAGGAGCTCTGGAAAAGGGATCTATTTATCGGATGGGTCACATGTGTTTGAAGAGCGCACATGTTGAGCGAGAGGATCTAGCTATTCAATCCTATGGGGAGATGCTGCAGGAAGCATTCCTTCACGGGGAGGAATTCTACGAGGAATTCCGAGGTCAGCTTCAACTAGTAGCTCAGGATACGAACATATCCTCAAAACAGTTAGATCTGTCATATGACGATCGCGCAGTGGAGTGGCGTAAAAAATACTCCCCGACCAGTTCAAGTCTCTAAACTGAACCCGGTGTACGTCCATGCCGGTCTACGGAGAAGCAACAGGACTAGAGCGTATATGGTTACCAGTGTTTATATATTTGTGTGTATATTTTTATATTTATTTACATCAGGCTTTGCGTTTTACTTACACATACCAAGGGAGGTGGAGATCGGACTGTCTCTTTCCTCTTTACATAGCAAGTCCTCAAAACAACAAACAATTTCTTCCGGAATGTACGGAGACGCGTACTTAACGTCACAAACATTATCCTTTGGCGACAATGTCGCCCCCTCCATGGATAGTAGAGGGGTTCCGATGGATCATACTCGGAACACTGGCTTCATGAATGATGCCAATCTGTCAGACTTCTTCCAGAGACCACTTAAGATTGCAGAATATGTGTGGAACACCAATTCCTCACTTGATGAACTCTTTGATCCTTGGTCTCTGTATTGGGACAATGTTGCAGTGAGAGATAAAATTAAGAACTACTATCTCCTCAAGTGCAATTTACACGTAAAGATTTTGATTAATGGGAATGCGTTTTATTATGGACGAGCAATCGCCTCTTATATTCCCTTATTTGATGCTGATACAACATCAATTGATCGTGCACCAGTTTCCGCTGATATAACTGGTTTGTCGCAACGTCTTCATGTGTATTTGAATCCCACAAATTCACAGGGTGGTGATTTAGAGTTACCTTTCTTTTGGCCTGATAACGCCTTATCTATTCCTGACAAGCAGTGGAATCAACTGGGGCGTATCCAGTTAGCATCTCTGAATCAACTATTGCATGCAAATGGAGGGACGAGCCCCATTTCTATTTCTGTATTTGCATGGTCAACCAATGTTTCGTATTCCATCCCAACGCGAAACACTCCTCAGGCTGGTGATGAGTATACACAAGGAATTATTTCCAAACCAGCCAGCACCATAGCTCGAATGGCCGGGTCACTTTCCTCTTTTCCATGGATAGGACCTTTTGCGCGAGCGACGGAGATTGGAGCATCAGCGGCGGCTTCAATATCCAAGATTTTTGGGTACTCATCTCCTCTGAACTTAATCTCAAACATCCTAGTTCCCCGGGCTAGAAATTCTTTAGCCACAACGGATGATCAATATATGGGAGTAAAGCTCACAGTAGATAGTAAACAAGAATTGACTATCGATCCAACCACTACAGGTATAGATTCTAATGATGAGTTAACTATCTCTGGCATTGCCCAGAGGGAGTCTTATCTAACTACCTTTCCTTGGTTGGTATCCACAACGGCCGAAACTTTGTTGTGGAACACGTACGTAGATCCAGGCGTACATCAGGTACATGGCACTGATAGGGAACATCATCTCACTGCAGCCGGAATGGCTGCTTTTCCATTTAAGTACTGGCGAGGTACTATGAGATTTAGGTTCCAAATCGTGGCGTCAGAGTACCACAAGGGTCGTATTAGAATCGTATATGATCCAAAGAATGGGGCTGCTTCTTCTAGCTACAACACACACTATACAAAGATCCATGACATTTCATTGGCTAAGGACTTTACGTATGATGTGGGTTGGGCTCAGACTCAGCCTTACAGGGAAAGCTTTGGCATAGACGCAATTGCTTCTACACAGATGTTTGGTGTATCTCCTCTCACTTCCTCTCAGATCAAGATTGGTAATGGAGTATTGTCAATATATGTGTTGAACCCTTTGACGACAGCTTCCACAGTTGTCAGTGACATTCAGGTGAACGTATTCGTGTCTATGCTTGACGACTTCGAGGTTGCGGAACCCTCAGAAAGACTTAATACTCTGAGGTTCCAAGCTACTCCAGTTCAAGCACGGAATATACCTGAAGCTGGTGACATGGATAATATTGAGACACCTGTTGAGGATCCCTCTGGGATTGGCAGTGTCGCACACACTGGTATTGAGGATAAAGACATTACGAAAGTGTTCTTTGGTGAAGTGGTCGGGTCATTCCGACAACTCATTAAGAGAAATTACTTCCATGAACGAATTCTCATGCCAATAGTGTCGACTGTTTCAATGATTACAGTTTCAAGGGCAGCTTTCCCAAGTTTTGGAGGATACACTACAGTTGTCCCCCCCCCCGGCAGTCCAATAGTAGATTTGAATAATGGAGATAAGTACTACTATGCCGAAACCACACTTCTGAATTATCTTAGTCGAGCTTTTCTAGGTCGACGAGGAGCAGTCAGGTGGTTATTGGACTTTTCCCGCTGCCATGCCTCCACGGTAGCATCAGGATATTTAGGAGGATCCACTTCGGTGGTTTTTGGTCGTGACGATGATTATGATATCACGACGACTTCGTACTCTTTAGGTACTGGCTCACCAGGTGATTTCTTAGCAGCCACAGCCAATATCATGAAGGGTTACACGCCTAGGGGAGCGTGTTTAACAAATAATGCGGTGAACCCCTTGAGCGCAGTAGAGATTCCATACTATAGACCTACTCGCTTTTCCACCACTAGGACAGCTGAATCATTCACTGCCCGCAACCAACAACCTGGTTGGTCATTCACATTTACCACTTTCCCAGTGGCGAATCAGACTGATTCCTTTGTAGATACCTATGTTTCTGCAGGAGAGGATTTCAATCTCTTTTTCTTTAATGGAATGCCACCAGTATATTACCAGCCGAGCGCGCCAGACCCTGTCTAGCCCTCGGCACTAGGGTCAATGCTCTTGCTACTCCCAGCAAGATGGAAAATCAATCGACGATACCCGGAACATTGCGAGCCCAAAGAGCTTACGGAAGTAAATCTGAAAGAAACTGGAGAAGGGAACTCCGACACAACATTGAACCAAACCGCAGGGTTGAGAGACAACCGCACTAGGGCACTCTAGCTCTCCGAAGTTTGGTGTAGGTGATGTGTATAAACGAACAGAACGTGGAGTCGCGTTCTACGGACGGTGTTTGAAATAACACCCCGTCCGGCTAACTCAAGAAGTTTAAAGTACTATTTTTGCTTCCGGTTAGCCGGGAGATTTTTT